ATGTGCAAGGTTTGTTCTTCCTCTTGCTACACCAACACGTATCTACATGACTGGTTCGTGTCGTTCTTGGATACATTATATTAATCTACGTTCTGCACACGGAACACAGAAAGAACATATGGATATAGCAAATGGTTGTAAGAATATTTTTGTAGAGAATTTTCCTGCAGTGTCTGAAGCACTTGAGTGGGACTAAATAATTTTACACATCATTAAAATCTATGGCAACATACCCTGTTATAAACAAAGAAACTGGTGAAGAGAAGGAAGTTAGAATGAGTATCCATGATTGGGATCAGTGGAAGACTGATAATCCTGATTGGGAACGATATTTTACTCCTGAAAATTCTCCAAGTTTGGGAGTTGAGGTTGGTGAGTGGAGAGATAAATTAGTTAATAGAAATCCTGGGTGGGGTGAGGTGTTAAAGAAAGCGGATAAATCTGGAGGTATCTCTGGAAGATTAGCTAAGAAAGGATCTTACGAATCTCAAACCCAATCTGCTTTTGATATAGACTAACATGACATCTAAATCTAAGACTAGAAAGTCAGTTGTTCCATACGGAATGAGTAACAAGCAAATGAAAAGAAAGAAACCTATTAATACGGACTTGATGAGGGCAATTACTCCTCTAACTCCAAACCAAGAAGAACTATTTCGTTGCTATGAGAATAATCAGAACGTAGTTGCATATGGATGTGCAGGTACTGGTAAGACATTTATAACTCTTTATAATGCACTTAGAGATGTATTAGATCCTAAGACTCCTTATGAGAAAATTTATATTGTAAGGTCATTAGTATCTACCAGAGAGATTGGTTTCCTACCAGGAGATCATGAAGATAAGTCATCTTTATATCAGATCCCTTACAAACATATGGTCAAATATATGTTTGAGATGCCAACAGAGGCAGACTTTGAAATGCTTTATGGTAATCTTAAGTCTCAAGGCACAATTGATTTTTGGAGTACTTCATTTATAAGAGGAACTACTTTTGATAAAGCAATTGTTATTGTTGATGAGTATCAAAACTTGAATTTTCATGAGTTAGATAGTATAATAACAAGAGTTGGTCAAGATTCTAAGATCATGTTCTGTGGCGATGCTACTCAATCTGATTTGGTTAAGACCAATGAAAAAAATGGTGTGATTGATTTTATGAAGATCCTTCGCATCATGCCATCAATTGATATTATTGAGTTCGGAGTCGAAGATATTGTTCGTTCTGGATTTGTCAAGGAGTATCTCTTAGCTAAATTAGAAACTACATTATGACTTATGGGTTATGATTTATATAAATTTGAAACAACTTTACCAATTTTTTCAACAATTCTTGATAATCATATTGAACTAAACAAATATTTAAAAGAAATTATTCTTGAACATAGAAAAAAATATCCACAATCTAATACAAGTAATGTACATGCATGGCACAGTGATTGGCATACTCATATATTAAATCCAAAGTTTCGACCATTCTGTGATATGGTAGTTGGTCAGTGTACATTGGTTGGTGAAAATTATTATGGTGGTAATTACAAATATGGTGTTGAGACTATGTGGGCAATGATGTATGAATCTGGTGATAGTACTGCTAAACATGTTCATTTTCCAAACACTTTTGCAGCTTCATATTATATTGAAGTAGGATCTAAATCCTCTCCAATTATTTTTCAAAATGATGATGGACGATCATTGACTATTCAACCTAAAAATGGTATGCTTTTAATATGGCCTGCGTTTATACCTCATATGGTTTTGCCTACCCAAAGTAAAAGGATGGCAATTTCTTTGAATTTATCTCCTTCAAAATATGTTCCGCAAGGATCTCAAAGGAGATACAATGATTTTTGAACATTGCAATTACTTAGGTGACATTGAATTAGAAAAGAAAGAAACTCCTGGTTGTAGATTGTATCAACTTCCTGATGGTAGTTGGGTTCCTTCTATTACTTCAGTCACTTCCTTTTATAACCGTCAGATTTTTATCAATTGGCGTAAGAGAATTGGTATTGAAGAAGCAAATCGTATCACCAAGAAAGCAACAACTCGTGGAACTGATTTTCATGAAGCAGTTGAGGTGTATATGAGGAACAATGAAATTGATTGGGAGCAGTTCAGACCTGCTACTAAGTTTATGTTTCATCATGCTAAACCATACCTTGATAAGATAAATAACATACATGCTATAGAAAGAACTCTTTACTCTGAGTACCTTGGTCTTGCAGGTAGAGTTGATTGTATAGCAGAGTATGAAGGTGAACTAGCAGTCATAGATTTTAAGACATCTGAAAAGATTAAACCTGAGAAGTGGTTGGAAAACTATTTCGTACAGGAAACCTTTTATGCTGCTGCTTACTATGAATTAACTGAGATCCCTGTTAAGAAATTAATCACTATCATGGTCACGCCTGGTGGTGAAGTAAAAGTATTTGACAAAAGGAACAAAGGGGACTATATTAAATTATTAGTAAGGTATATAAAAGAGTTTGTATCTAACAGTACTAGGAGACAGGATGGAGAATGAACTAGAGAAGGTATTGAAGAGTAAATTCTTCTCCTCTGCTGGATTTGCACAAGAAATTGAAACCTTAGTGCAGGTAAATGAAAACATGAATTATATTGATGCTATTATTCATTTTTGTGAACAGAATAGTATTGATCTAGAATCTGTGCCTAAACTTATTCCCAAACCATTAAAGGAAAAGATTAAGTATGAAGCATCAGAACTTAATTTTCTAAAAAGAAGTTCACGAGCTAAACTGCCACTATGACATCAGATCCTGACGACAATCCTTTCTGGGGGGAGCCCACTCCAACTGATCTTTGGGAGGACATGGATAAACTTAATAAGTTATATGATGAGTTGGGATGGAGTCATAGAGATTACTTAAAGATTTCAATTGAAGGTAATCACATTACAATTAGAAATAAATCTAGGGAGGGTAGATGATTGACTATTTAAATTATGGTAAGCAGGTTAAGAGTATTCCAAAAGAACCACAATCAAAGATTAGAGCATGTGTTCCAAACTCAGCCATTGGGTGGTTGGAGTATAAGTTAAATCAAACAGAACTTGATTATGTATGGAGTTGTGTAAATCATAAAAAATATGAGTATACACAGTATCTTGTAGGAAATATAGATTCTAGTTTTAAATTAGAAGATGAAAATAATTGGTTCTTTAATAATACTCTTATAAATTTGATTGATGAATATAAGAGATCGTTCACAACGAATTGGGAGAAATTTAAAATTTCTAGTGATGATAAAAAATTTCTATCATATGGATTGGAAAATTGGTGGGTAAATTATCAAAAACAATATGAGTTTAATCCATCTCATAATCATGATGGTATATATTCATTTGTTATTTGGTTGAAGATTCCTTATGATTGGGAAGAGCAAAATAAAGATAATAAATCAAAATTAAAGATGAAGGGATCTTTTTGTTTTAATTACAATAATATACTTGGAGAAAATTCCTTCTCTCATTATCAATTAGGTAAAGAACATGAGGGAACTATGCTTTTTTTCCCTTCTGCATTAAGCCATGAAGTGTTTCCTTTTTATAATTGTAAAGAGGATAGGATTAGTGTTTCTGGTAATATATCAATAAAAGTATAGGGTATGACATATTATATAATGATGCCTTTTGATTGCTATAAAACATATGTTGCTATGAAGTCTCACTTCACCAAAGACTCTTATGATTATCAGAGGTATGGTAATAGACTTCCTAGATTAAAGGTAACTTCTTTTTATAAAAGAAGGGATAGATTTTTCTTTGAAAAAATGTCTAGGGATTTTCCTGACAAAGAAATAGAGGAATTTTTTATTGCTAATTTTATTTCTGGAACGGATCCTAAAAGTGTTTATATGGCAGACATTATTAAAAATGGTCGTAACACTTACTTGGATTGGCAAAAAAGAAACCAGTCATTATTTTATCTTTTTAATCAAGAAGTTAAAACTATTTTTGATAAACAGAATATTCTTGATGTATTTAATTGTTCTAAAGGACATCCACCAATTTTAAAAAGTTATTTGGGAAGTAGAACATCACTTGAAACTATGGTGATATGTGATATAATATTAGGGTATGGAAAGAATTTTGATAAACGATTGAATGACCCTGTGTGGGAAACCGTCAGTCGTAAAATCAAAAAATATAAACCTTTCCTAAATATTAATGTATCCCGTTACAAAAAAATCTTAAAGGAGGTTATTATCAATGGCACTTGAAAATGCTGCAATACTTGAAGAGTTGAAGACACGATATACAGATGTCGCCAAACAAATTAATGAATTAAATAACACTCGCATTAAAATTGAGGGTGCTATAGATGTATTGCAACAAATTGAAGATAGTAAAGCACAGGAGGCACAAGATGCCACCAAAAGCGAAGGCGACGTGGGCGAAGGGTCTAGCGTCGATGGTGAACCCTCTGTCGGGAGTGATTCCAGCGACGGTGACTCTGGAGCAAATGAGGAATAGATGAGTTTTTTTCAATCAGATGTAGTTCGTGCGGAGATGGTAGAGATTAGTGAACTTCAAGAAGAAGTTTATTCTAATGTCTTTAAGTTTCCCTCGATGACAAAGGAAGATCAACACCATCATGTTGACATCCTTGAAAGGTTGATTGAGAAGCAACAGATTATGTACACTCGTTTGAGTTTATCAGATGATCCTGAAGCAAAGAAAATGAAAG